TTTCCTCACGCAGCCTGCATTCTATATCTCCCGAAAAGAAGACGAGGAAGTCACGGAGAAGGTCAAACAACTCAACGAATACCTGTATGTTTCCGGCAAGCAACAGGCAGACAACGAACTTGTTGATTGGTTTCACACGGTAGGCAAGGCGGACTTGTATGTTGAGCCGAACGATGATGACGAAGCCCCTTACAAGGCATTTGCGTTAGACCCACGGTCTGCGTTTGTAGCCCGTTCCTTAAACGCAGGGAATCCTGTTGTTTACGGACTCCACGCAGTTACCCAGGGCAAGACCCTCTACATAGATGTGTGGGACAAGGATTGGGTCTACAAACTTGAAGGAACGAAGGTGGCGGACATTGCCACGCCTGTTCCGATGTACACATACACGGCGAGTGCGGTTGTTGACAAGAGACCGAATGTATTGGGTTCAGTTCCCATCATTGAGTACCAGTACAACTCCGTGGGTATGAGCGCATTTGAAGCCGTTATCCCTCTTCTGGACGCAATCAACGACTTGCAGAGCGGAAGATTGGACTCCGTAGACCAATTCGTACAGAGTCTTCTCATCTTCTACAACTGCGAACTTGGACAGGACGAAGACGGAAACGAGATCACCACGAAGATGGTGAGAGAAGCAGGTGCGTTGTTCCTCAAGTCTATCGGCGAGAACAAAGCCGATGTGAAGGAACTCTCAAGCGTACTTGACCAGGGGCAGACGCAGGTACTTGTGGATGACCTCTATAAGCAGGTCTTAAAGATTTGCGGTATGCCCGACAACTCCGCAGGTGGAACTGCATTCACGGGAACTGCGGTGGAGTTGAGAGACGGATGGGAACTTGCATCTATGAATGCGAGGAACACCGAAGACCTGTTCAAGAAGTCCAACAGAGAGTTTGACAAGATCGTTCTCAAGATTTTGAAGGGCAAGGGTCTGTTAGACATCGGTCTTAACGACTTTGCGCTCAACTTCACAAGAACCGAGGTTGACAACATCCAGAGCAAGGCACAAGCCTACACCGCTTTAGTTGGCGGCGGTATGCACCCGATTCTGGCGATGCAGAAGACGGGAGTATCCGCAGACCCCGTTGGCGACTACGAAATGTCCAAGGGCTATATGAAGTTGAGATGGGGTGATCCCGATGCTCCTTCCGTTCAGCCCACGACAGAGGTAGTTGAAGAGGACAACCAGAGCGATGTTCTTTGATGAATTAGACCAGTTTTTAGTTGGCTTTAGAACACGAAATTTAGCCCGTAGCGAAGAGATTTCCCCCGAAGAGGAAGAAGACATCATAGATGAACTTTTAGACCTCTATTTACTTGCCTGGTACGAAGGAAGCCAAGATGCAGCGAGGGAACTCTTGATTGAGGTTGAACCTTCAATAGAGGACGCAAGGGAAGCCATAGACAGACCCGTAGAAGGGAAGACCTTTAGAGACCGAGTTAGAGAGTACCTAAACGGAGAAATGGGGCAAACCACGGGAACACCCGCAGAAGCCATTGCCAGAGTAGCAGAGACGGACTCCGTAAGGCTCTATAACGAAGCAGGTCTATCCACGGCGGTGAAGAACGGGGCAACTAAAAAGACTTGGCACACGATGCTTGATAACCGTGTTCGTGATGCACACGCAATCCTTGAGGGGCAAACAGTTCCCGTAGATGCGTATTTCTACACGGACGGCGACAAAGCATTAGCCCCAGGGCAATTCAGCAGCGCAGACCTCAACTGCGGATGCCGATGCAGAATCTCATTCAGCAAATAGCCGAAAGGCATTTCATACGGTTAGAGAAAACCTTAATCGCACATTAACGGCAGAGAAGCCGAAAATCGCAACAGAAAGTCAGAGAAGACTATAACCGCAGGAGAAATTGAATATGGCAGAAGAGAAGAAAACCGAAGTGAAGGAAGAAGTCAAGACCCCTACTTTAGAGGATTTGCAGAAGCAGATCGCATCTCTAACGGAGAGCGCAAAGGCGAAGGATGCAGAGATTGAGAAACTCAAGGCATCCGTTACCAACGCAAGTGCGGACGCAAGTTCCTGGAAATCCAAATTTAGGGCTACCCAGGATGAAGCAACCCGCAAAGAAGCCGAGAGAGCGGAAGCAGACGAAGCCTTGAAACAGGAGTTAGCCGCCCTGCGGACGGAGAAGAGAATCTCCACCTACACGGCGAAACTGATGGAAGTCGGCTACGATGCGCAGACCGCAACGAATATGGCGATGAACCTTCCCGAAGGTATCAGCGAGGACTTCTTTATTCAGCAGAAGACCTTCTTGGAGTCACAGAAACAGAAAGCAAAAACCGAACTTATTAACAATCAGCCGAAACTTTCAAGTGGCGAAACTCTTGCCCCGTCAAATGACGAGACGGAGAAGTACAGAAAGTGGTTCGGCCTGTAGAAAGGAAAAACTATGGCAACTACCGTTGTAATGCCCCCTTCCAATACCATCACCCTTGCGCAGAAATATCTGCCCATCCTTGATGAAGTCTACAAGAGACAGTCTCTCACCTCTATGTTTGATACCGCCAACGCAAACTGGGTTGGTGCAAACACCGTAAACCTGTTCTCCTTCACCTCTAACGGTATGGCGAACTACAGCAGAGATGCCGGTTATGTTATGGGCAATGTTACTGGCGGATGGGAAGACTACACCATCACCCAGGATCGTGGCAGAGCGTTCCAGATCGACTTCCTGTCCGACGAGGAAACCCTTGGACAGAGCGTAGCGGCTGCACTCTCCCAGGTGGAGCGTGTTGATGTAATTCCAGAAATTGACAGTTACAGATTCGCAAAGTGGGCAAGCACCACGGGTGTAACCTCTACCACCGCTACCATCACTCCGGGCAGCACCAATATGCCCGCACTCATTTCCGCCGCAGAAGCGTCTATGGACGATGCGGAAGTTCCCTATGAGGGCAGAGTCCTGTTCGTGTCTCCCACCGCATATCAGTATCTCAAGGATGGCATTGAGAGACGGATCATCAACTCCGAGAACAATGTGAATATGAATGTTGAATACTTTGACGATATGCAGGTCATCCGTGTACCGCAGGGTAGATTCAACACCGCTATCACGCTGAACGCACCGACCACGGCTGCTGGTGCAGGTGGCTACACCGCTACTGGCGACAACATTCACTTTATGATCGTTCACCCCTCTGCAATTCTCCAGGTAATGAAGCACCGCAATCTGCGCACCTTCACTCCCGACCAGAACATTGAAGCGGATGCGTACAGAATCAACTTCCGTTACGCTCACGACACTTGGGTTCTTGACCAGAAGGTCAAGGGCATCTATGTCTGCCACGCATAAGGTGAGTTGAATGGTTAAGAAGTTGAAGGACGGCTCTTGGTTTGTTGGCGATGCCAAATATGACCCGGAGCGTGAAGAGAGGCCTACGGAAAAGCCCGTAGAAGAAAAGCCCAAAAAGGCAAAGAAAAAGTAATTGAGAGGTACACAGATGACCGATGCTGAAAAGTTGACAATGGCACAGACCTTAATAGGCACAGACCCGGACGCAACGGATGCGTTGGTTACTGTGTACCTTGATGATGCTAAAGCGGCGGTATTGCGTAGACGATACCCGTTCGGGATTCCCGATGGAGCGGAAGTTGAACCCCTGTATGAGATGTTACAGGTCAAGTTAGCGGTTAGATATTTCCTTCGGAGAGGGGGAGAAGGGGAGATCGCTCATAGCGAAAACGGAATCAGCAGAACTTACGGTTCTGTGAATGACGAAGATTTGCTTATGTGCATCACCCCGTTCGCAAAGATATGAAAGCGTTAGCGAGAAACAAGCAGACTTTCTACTATGCCCTCTACGAAGGGATGACCGATGAATTAGACGAGTACGGTCTTTACACAGGAGCGCAGATTCCTACTTACTCCACCCCTGTTGAAGCGAGGATGAACATATCCCCGTCCAACGGGAGAAGCGCATTAGAAGCGTTCGGGATCAACGAACAGTACGACAAGGTTTTCGTGACGGACGATGTGAGTTGTCCGATAACGGAGACCTCTGTCCTGTGGGTAGACATCCCGTACTCCGAAGGAACTCCGTACAACTATGTCGTGACGAGGATTGCAAAGTCCTTAAACAGTTTAGTTATCGGAGCGACAAAGGTGGACAAGAGTGCGTGAGTTGGAGTTTGACCCTTTTGACCCCAATAGTGTCCGTGCCGTGCAAGAGGAACTTGAGCGGTACAAGGAATCGTTGGAGAAGAAGGGGATGGAGATATGCAGACGGCTTGCCGAAATCGGAATGAATGTGGCATCCATCCGCTATGCAACAGGCTCTATTGATGGAAACACCGATGTGGATGTTTCCGTTGAACCGATTGAAAACGGCTACAAAGTCACGGCGAACGGTGAAGATGTCTTCTTCCTTGAGTTTGGTGCAGGTGTGGCTGCTGGATTCAACTACGACACAAGCGTAATCGCACCGCCAGTAGATATAACTCCAGGCTCTTGGTCAAAAGACCACGCAAGGCAATTTACGGAAAAAGGGCATTGGTACTACGGCGGTCGCAAATACGATATGGTGACTCCCCGTATGGGAATGTACTCGGCAATAAAAGAAGTTGAGCAAAACATTGCGAGGGTGGCAAAAGAGGTACTTGACCTTGATTGATATTGAAAATCTCATCATCACAAAAGTGAATACCGCCCTTACTCCACTAAAGCAGACTTACCCGACTTTAAAAGTAAAGAACGACTATGTGGAGACCTCTGCGGAGTTTCCGCTTGTGACGGTGGTGGAGAGCGACAACTACACCCACCTTGGCACACAGGATGCAGACCTTGAAGACCACGCCGTAAATGTGGCTTACGAGATCAATGTCTACGCAAACGACACCAATATGAAATCCACGGCAAAGCGAATAGCAAGTGCCGTAGATGCAGAAATGCTGAACAACCTGTTCACACGAACATTTATGGGGAAGACCCCGAATGTGGACAGGACGATTTACAGAATCACTATGAGGTACACGGCGGTTGTTGCCGCACCCGTGACAGACGGGGAAGACATAACCTTCCAGATGTATCGGAACTAAAGGAGAACTAAATGGCAAGAGTAGGTAATTCCACAGTTGGAATGAAGGTCTTTTACTCCGTAGAAACTACTGCGGGAACGAGACCCACGGCGGCATCTGCTTATACCCAGATTCCCGGCATCAAGGAAATCCCCGGTCTTGGCGAAGAAGCAACCGCTATTGATGTCACTCCCCTTGAGGAACTTGAGTTTATGCGCTATGTCGCAGGTCTTAAGGACACGGGCGGAAACATCGCATTCGTAGCGAACAACACCAATGCTTTCCAGACCGCTTGGACAACTCTGGTATCCGCATACCAGACGGGCATCGCAGATGATAAGAACACTTGGTTCTGCATCACCCACCCGAACCTTGAAAACGCTTTCTACTTTACGGGCGAACCCGTCAACCTGGGTCTGTCCGCAGCAAGCGTAAACGAAGCACTCAATGCTAACGCAAATGTAGTTGCTGGCAAGGTTGAGGGTTGGGCAGCGAAACCGACCGCATAAGAACATAAGGGGTATCTTGCATACCCCTTTTTTCAAAGAAGGAGAAGAGACGATGATTGAAGTGAAGCCGATTGTTATTACCGACACCGAGAGCGGAGAAAAGTACACCCTTGAGTTTGACAAGGAAAGTATCAAGTTCGCAGAGAGAAATGG